GCTCTTGGCGTGTCTCTATTCTTGCCAATCGGTCTGCGAGAGATGATCCACCATTCGGTGTAAGAGTCCACAACCAACCGCGAACCAGATAACGCAAACCGCCAACAACAATAGCAAGCGTCGAGAAAATGGCGAGAACGAGTCCCGCCCAATCATTCGCTGTCACCGTAGCCCATAGGCTTCATCTTTAGGATTTAGCCAACGCAAAATCGGTGGAATTGTTGCCAACGCACCAGCGTAAGCGATGTTCTTAGGGTCAGTTTCCCCGGCAGCGACAAGTGCAAGAGCAGCTGTTAGAAACGCTCTGCCCCAACTTGCTAACATCTTTTTCAGGTCTTGTGTCATCTGTTCCTCCTAGTAACGGGATGTTAAAAAACTTCGAATCCGTATCGCCAGCCTTTGTAAAACTGATGTGGATGTGCTTTGTGTGTGGATTGACTCCCGTGTACTTTCGCCAACGCCAGAGGCTTCTAGCGCTTGCAATCTTTTTGTTAAAGATAACATATGCAATGCGTTTATCTGACTTGGCTGCAACTCGTATCTGATCGGCAATGTAAGCAGCCGTAGAGGCTTGTCCATTGAAATCAGCATCGAGATCGAGAGCGCGGACATACCCTGTATTACTGTCAGGGTTATGATCGCTTTTTCGGGTTTGGTGCCGAGCATCTCCGATGGTGCCGTCAGAGTCACGCTTTCGGTCAGGATAAGCATCGTCTGCCTGTTCTCTTAATTGAACAACTGACCTAGATAGTTTTGGTTTCATCCAAGTAGGAGGCGAGCCTCATCCTCGGTAATGCCTAACTTTTCCAAAAGTGCAGCTTTGTTAACTGCTGCTTTTGCTTGTGCTTCTAATTCTGCTAATTCCTCATTTGAATAATAAAGTGTTTCCACAACATTATTCTCAGGCTTTGACTCATCATAACCACCAACGCCATAAGTAACCGATTTAATCTTTTTTGTCATTTTAGAATCCTAATGCTAGATTAATAATTGTTTGATTTGAAGGATTTAAACTCGAAACAGTTTTTAAAGTACCAGTTGCTTGATCTTCAAAATAACCATTATATGAGTTACCACCACATGCATTGACAATGCTGTTCCAATATGCTCCATTTGGTGACCAGCCAGCCGATGTGGATGGACTTGCATAATATGCGTTTGTTCCGCTTGTTCTTGCATTGAGTTTTGCTGCTAACCAATAAAGTCCAGCAGGTAATGCTTGACTGATTGTTATTTCATAACCTGTATCAGCCACACTTGGAGATACGGTTCCCGCATCTAATAAAACTGTTGATGGTACATTATTCACTGAATCATTATTATAGATGCCTAAACGCATTGTAATTCCAGTACCTGAAAAAGTTGAATATGTTGCTAAAGCAATTCTTGTTGCAGTTATTGAAGAAACTAAAATGGGGACATAGTATGTTCGATCAATACTTGCTAAAGATCCAGTCACTATTGATGTGGTTGCTCCGCTATTACCCGATCTTGCATACCAAGTATTTCCAGCAATACGACTTGGATAGGATCCACCAGCACCAGAAGCGGCAGGTGCTGCCCACTTTAAGCCAGTTGCGGCGGTTGAATCAGCCGTCAAAACCTGACCATTTGTGCCAATCGCAACGCGTGAAACAGTATCAGCAGCAGTTGCTGCGATGATGTCACCTTTAGCATCTACAATAGTTTTAGGAACCATCGTTGCCATGGTCGTATCAATGGAATTACCCAAGGTACGGATAGCAGCTGCGCCATCCTTGACGAGATCTGTATCGTCCGGGGTTTCCCATCCGTAATTAGTAGTAGTTGCCATTGTTCTCCTTATATCAGGCTACTATTGTAGCGTTAATCCATTGTAGGGTTGGGCTTATGGTGTTCCAAGTCTCGGTTACTGGTGTATCAATCCACTTCATCGCCTGGAGGCTGTAAGCGATTGGAGACAAGATTAGAGTCAGGTCTAGGCGGTTATATCCAGCGCTAAATGTCCAACCTTCTACAAAGCCCTGAAAGCGTCCATCGACCATGTTCGAAGGTAGGTCTGTGATGTCTAAAGGCTGACCCATAAACACATTGAGCAAGTTATCCCGATCGCCATTATCGATCTCAGGATTGGTCAATGAGAATGTGATGGCTCTAAATTGATCTTGTGGATAAGCGCGCAAAGATAAATAGAAATTAGCCTGAGCAACAGCATCAGTACCACTTTCGATACTTGTTTCAATTACTTGACCTTGCTCGCCATAAGTGGCAATTGAGGCTGCATCGGTGGCAGTTTGCTCTGCGTTTGCTTTGTATTTGATTGTTACCTTATTGCGTAGATCGCCAATTCGCTTTGAAGTACGGATACCAGCAGCAAGAGCATGATTGCCTGTAACTTCGACATAGCCGTTAGCAGCTAGATATTGACTGCGATGAGTACTATCGGCATACCCGATTCGTCCAGATGCATCCTCGTATAAATATCCAAGTCCAGAGGTGGCAAGTGCGCTTACAAGAGAATAGACATCGGTTCGGCTTGATGACCGAGCAGTTAATTCGTAATCGCCTGGGGTGTCAATCTCGCCAAGCCCAGTATTCTCAGCATTAGCCCAGGTTGTTGTTGGATTGTAATCAGCCCATGTTAAAGCTGCTGGTACTGCGTTCCAGTTGGAAAACAACAAAGGTGACAAAATGCTGTAAATCTGGTTGCCGTCAAAGTCTTTGCTGAGCACGCCATCGGTCAGAATCTTAGGCAGTTTGGCAAGTGCGCCAAGGGCTACAATCTTAATTCGCTCGTTAATGCCACCTGTGCCTGATGATGTTACTTCAACATCGATGTCGGTAACATCGCCACCAAACAGGTTTACATAAGTGCCGGTTGAGTCTTTGACCTTGATAATTACTGAGTCATTGACATCGATGACGATTGGATCTTGATTGAGGTTAATTAATTCAATATTGCAATAACCAGCATAAGGCTGAGAATAGATATCATTGCGCCCAGAGGTAATGGTTAAATTGGCTAAAGTTACGTTTGTAACATCCCCAGCGCCATTAACCGATACCGCCCAATCGGGAGTCCAAGCGGTCATGCGATCTGTAGGGCAGATGCTCCGCCTGAGCCTCGCGCTGATGATTCGTTAAGAATAGTAACAATCTGGCGAGCAACCGCTTCCTTGTCCAAGGCTCCGGTTACGTTGATGTTGTAAGTATCTCCGGATGATGCAGCTTCTGCTGTTCTAAATGTACCAGCGCCAAATGATCCGATCGATGTGGCAGCAGCAGATGATGTTGTTGCAACCTTCGATAATGACGATGATGCCGTAGATGCAGATGATGTTGTTGTGCCAAGATTGATGTTTGGCGTTGTAATCTTAGAAGTAGTCGTGCTGCTTGTTGTGGTACCCAATGAAATGCTTGGCTTAGAAATGGTTGGGATGTTAGGCAATAACGGAATGGCGTTGTAAGCCTTGATAAGCAAGTTGATGCCATCAATAGCACCAGAGATTAAACTTTGGATTGTGCGGATTACTGAACCGATTACATCAATGACACCACCAGCGATAAATCCAACTGTTTTAAGAGCAGCACCAAGAGTCACAGTTAAAACTGGGACAACATAATCAACAATAAACTTGCCGAACTCGGCAAAAGTCTCTTTGTTGCGCTTGATTGCGTCAGTAATAGGGCTGAATAGGTTTGCAAACTTTTCTAAGTTTGGAGCAACCTTTTCCACGATAAGAGTTACTAAAGATTCGATGATAGGTAATAGACGAGCGCCAATTGCTTCTTTAGCCTCATCAAATACAACCTGGAGTCTTGCCATGCGTCCGGCATAAGTGTCAGCGTTCTCAGCAGCTGCGCCACCAAAGAGATCAGTCAGTTTTGTTTGGACATCTGTAAAAGTCATGGTCTTTAACTCAGCAGCAGAAAGACCAATACCTAACTTGCCAAGAGCTGCTGTATTACCATCGTAAGCCTTACCCAAAGCATTTGCTACGCCTTCGAGTGGTTTACCAGTCTGGGCTGAGATGTCGAGGGCAAGAGCCAATAATTCCTGAGCCTTGCCTGTGTCATTTGTGCTTAAAGCCAAGCGAGCAAGCGCTGGACGAAGTTGGTCATCCGCAACACCAGTTGCGCGAGCCATCTTATCGATACTTGACTCAGTGGCAGCAATTTGAGCCTTAGTCGCTCCTGTTGCCTTCTCTAAAGATTGAGCAAGTTTTAACTGAGATTGCTCATCCTCTAGCGCAGCCTTAACGCCTTCAACGCCTATCTTGATTGCATAGGCTCCGGCAGCAACAGCAGCAGCTGCAAACGCAGCGCCTGCAACCTTGCCAAATTGTTCTAACTTACCAGCCGACTGTTCTACATCGCCGTTAGCAGCTTTTAACTTCTTATTAAGATCATCAACGTCAGCAAGGATCGAGAGTTTAAGGGTTCTATTACCTGCCATTAATCCCACTCCTTCAAAATCTGACTAAATGCTTCCTCCCACTTACGAACTAAATCCGGTTGGATCTGTCGCAGGGTTGGATAGATAAAGTAACC